TCCGCTTTACCTGGGTTGGCTTTTGCCTTATTCGCCTGTTTAATCTTTTTCTTTTCAGAATCAGTGAGTTTATCTTTCATCGTTTTATCAATCGCCATCTTTTATAAGATACATTTATTTTAAAAATCTATAATTAATCACGGGTATTTATACTTTCTAACCCATAAATTACACACCCACTTTTCACCTGATTTCACCTGTGTGCCACCATGTAATGCCTTTTTGGTAACGCATTCGTAATTGTTTAATGTATTAAAGAACAATACGTCACCCTTTTCTAAACGGTACCGCTTATTTATATTTGGAAATTCTGTTTCACCACCTTCATACTCGTCATTCAAGGCAATTATGAATGTATACATACGTTTATTTTTATCATCTTTAAAACAATCTTGATGTGGTTTATAAAAACCACCTGGTTTATATTTAAGAACCTGTAAATCTTCACAATTACGTAAAGGTCGATCCGTCATTGATACACACTTACGTATAAGTTTATCAACAATGGGATCTTCAGATGCTTTTAGCCACGCTGTTTCACTCTTTCGGACAGATTCGTCTGTATCAAGATCCATAGATACTGTAGATGTCTGTAACTTTTTAGATGCAGTGTCTCGTATATGTTTACACTCATCTTCACTTAATACACTTTTTAGTACTCTGGGTTTTTCATATATGGGTATGAAAAACCATATAATAAGTAAAAACGATACATATAAGATAACTTTGTTCATTTTCTATTATACAACAATAATATTATTCTTCAATAAATATTGAGGTGGACACAAAAGTAAGTTTACTATTATATCTGTATATCTTCCAAATACAGTATCGTAATGAATAATAAATGCTACAAACCAAAAGTAAAGTGAGACGAGGTAGTGTAATTTAGGCATACCAAACGTACTTTTAATTACACTTATGATTAAGTTTACATCCATATACTTTTTATCGTGAATACTCGATTTATAAATTATAATAATAGATAAAAAATTGAATACGAGTTCCATATAATCGAAACCACCTTTTAGTACGTACCCTAATCGTAGAAGATCTACATGTCTGGATATATAAACAAGTTTATACATGGTTTCATTTCTATGTAAATGGTAAAATAAACTCGATATACTACCAAAATTCTCTAGAATCATAAATGGAAAAAGTGATGTAATTGCCGAAGCTATTTCTATTAATTTCATTTATGATGTAAACGACTCTATTCTTAAAGTGCGCGTAAAAATATATAATAAGGTACTGAACAATTATACCGGTTTCTTATTTTTGATATGACTCTATTCGAATAATCAGCTAACGCGTGAACGGTACGAAGTATGTCATTAGTTTTAGTTGGATCGATCATCCATTGACGGAGTAAATCACCACACGTATCGGAAAACATTCCGTATATATTCCGTATATCCTCTAATTTACATTTATGTTTATCACGTCTTTGAAGTTCCTTCTTAAATTCGTCGTCGGATATAATTTTTATTAAATAGTCTACACGTAAACGTAGATTATCATCGTCGCCAATACCATCGTATCTATATATGATATCTCTATCCAATAGAGTAAGTTTATAACTCAGGTCTAATATATGTACACCCGCTTCAGTTGCTTCAAGTTCTGTGAACGTGGGTCTCCCACCACACGGAATGTCTCCATGTTCCCTTGAACGTTTCTTGAATTCAAAGTAATGAGGGTTATGTACACGACCTGTTTCTATACGCCCCGAACGCCAATCAAATGCGGTATGACACTCGGTACACCACATTTGTGCACACCCATCTATTTTGTGTATCATTGTACCACATTTAGGACACGGTTTAGTATCTTTGTTTATGAGTTTCATAGTTTCAACCGTTTCGGGATTGCAAACGTGATCGGAATCGATAATAACTTCATTACAATGTTCACAAAACTGTTGTACACATAACCCACATTTCATATCTTTATCTAAAAAACCTCTGCACTCTTCGTATGGACACTTACGTGTAAACTTTTCACTACTAATTGTAGTCACATTTAGTTCCAGTGAATTTACCTTTTCTACAATTTCTTCTATATCTCTACGCATTTTAGATATAGCATCATCATAATCCAACGTCGAATTACGCATGTTTAACGCTTCTCTACGCATATCTCTCATAAGAAACATTTTATCTAAAAGTTCAAAATATCGTAATCTAAGTTCTTTCATTTTTATTCTATATTCCGCGTATGGTTGAGTTTCTGGCATTCGTGCCATTTCACGTTCGTATAAAATTTGTTCCCGGTGTATTCTATAATCAACGTTTCTAAATCGTTTTGTACAAAATGAATCTATGAATTCACGATCGTGTTCATGTTTACATTTCATACAATGTGGTTCTTCTGTAGTTGATAATAAATAGGTCTGGATACACGTTTTACATGCCTCGTAATCACAATGAGGACACGTAACTTTCACACGTTGTGTTTTATTGTACTTATCGCAACATACTGTGCACGTACTCATACTTATTATATAACGCGGGTTTTCTTTAATTATTTAATTTCAATGGTCCACTATAATTTAAGAGTTCTATTACTTAAACATAGGATTTTTTTCTAGTTTCCCTTTGTGGAACAAAACGGGGTTATATAATGAACCGTCTTTATAATACACCTTCGTATACCATGACATTGAATTTGCATCCCATACTTGACGTCTTTTTAATCCACATTTATATATGAGTTTTTCATGCATGTCATCACTACTTCCGGTAATTTCCCCAGATTTGTTCCCCTTAACGATAGTTTTTTCTTTCTTTTCATCACTAATAGAACGCGCGTAGTTCATCATAACGGATGATAAACCTCTGTGCATGTTTTATTATTGATTAGATTATTTCTTTTAAATTGTTATTTTTTTGATGCTGCTGCTACTACAAAGTATATACTGCACAAGGAGAGTATACACGACGAAGAGTATGAAGATATAGGTAAAAATGCAGCAAATAAAACAGTACCCAAACTACCCTGCCCCGAGTTGGTTGAACCCACTGCTGTTCCCACCCTTTTTGGTGGTGTGTAACCGGCTGCTGGTGGATCTATACCAAATAAATTATATGCACTATTACACCTTTCTACGGTTGCTTGTTCATTATTAAGTCTTCGCGAACAGTCATTTTGACTTGTACATGGATAACATACAGCCTTAATTTTTTCTAAATCGGCGCCCGGTAAGTTTGCCCGTAATTTTTTTACCGCCATTTACAATTATACAATATTTTTATTTCTATTGGTACCTCGTCTGTTTATTCAATTGCGCAAGACGGGTCTTGACTGCCATTTCAGAAACACCTTCATTGATATTCTTTTTGAGTCTACTTACATTTTTAGCCGCACGACCTTTCATAGTATTGTTAACCAATTTCTTGAGATTCGCCTTTTTATTTTTTTGTGGGAGTGGTGGAGGAGGTGGCTTTTTCAATTTCATATTTTCGCGGATATTTCCCTTAATTCGTTCGAATGCTTGATTTGCACCCATACCTTGACTCCCGGAAAGAATACCCTTTTTCCATTGTGTAAGGTTCGCCCGTTGAATATATTTACCACGATTAGACTTCGACATATTTGGGTACGTTGTAGAAATATACGTTGCGAGTTGTTTCTTAACTTCCTGTCTTTTCTTTTTATTCGCCGCTTCGTCATAATTACCGTTCAACTTTTCAGATTCGATTGTTTTCTCAATACCTGGTGCAACATTTCGGATTTGAACGCGGTAATTTTTGAGTTGATTCAATAATTTATTTTTAACTTTTTGGTCCATTTGCGTCGATTTAACCTTTTTAGTGAGAGATGCACGCATTTGTGTATTTTGTGCAGCCTTCTTTTTATTTTCAGCCTCCTTTTTCTTCTTTTCTTCGTCTTCCTTTTTCTTTTTTGCGAGTGCCTCTTCCTTCTTTTTTGCGATCATTTCTTCTTTCGCCTTACGATTTGCTTCTTCTTTTTCTTTCACTTTACGGTTTGCCTCTTCCTTTTCCTTTCTTTGTTTTGAAAGTTCCTTTGCTTTACCAATAGCATTTTTCTTTATGACATCAAAATTTTCACCCTTTTCGAATCGTTTAAGAAATGACATTTTATTTGTATTTGTCAGGTTTTTAGAGTTGTTTAAGATTTTACTTAAAAGTTTTTGTTTCTGTTCCTTTTCTTTTCTAATCGCCTCTTCTTCCTTCGCTTTACGGTTTGCCTCTTCCTTTTCCTTTCTTTGTTTTGAAAGTTCCTTTGCTTTACCAATAGCATTTTTCTTTATGACATCAAAATTTTCACCCTTTTCGAATCGTTTAAGAAATGACATTTTATT